CGGGCGCAGGCACTCGCCTTGGTCGTGGCAGACCAAATCGTTAGGGCAGGTGGGGCAGGTGTTCATTTGCCACAGAGGCTCAGGCTTGAAAGGTTCTGGGAACTTTGGTGGGTCAAAGAAGCTCATCGCGCACCCCCTTTCTTGCTGCTGGCAATCTTCTCCTTCACAGCTTGGCGAATAAACTCGCTCATGGTGGTTCCGGCCTTTGTGGCACCACGCTTGATGGCGGACGCCAGGTCTGGGGTGACGTAGAGTTGTAGTGGTGTTTTCATTCCTTGGCTTTGGCTATGGCTGCGTCTGCTGCTGCTATGGCGGAAGCAATGGCCGCTTCCAGGGCGTCGAGTTGTTCTTCGGTCATGGTGTGTTCCGCGTGTAGGATGCGCGGCCCCCTTGGAGATTAGGCGTCGCGGTCTTCCCAGCAGATGCCTTCTTCTGCACAGTAATCGGAAGCGGCGTCGTGGAGGTCCATGAGTTCGTCGAGGGTGTCGGTGGTAATAGTGTTCATTGTGTTGTGTTCCGCTGACAACGCCATCATGCCACAGCGCCCAAGGACTGCAACAAGATTCTTCATGAAAAGTTCATGAACACTGCAACACGTTGATTTTCAACCAAACAAAAAAGTGCTAGCCCTGCGCTTCTGCCTGCTCCTGGGGATGAAAAACCCGCTTCTTCAGCGGGATTCCGTTCGGGTTGTAAGCGTCCACTGCTCGCAGGGCGTATTGCAGCGAGTTGATGACCTTCCGATTAGCCTGCCAGTCGTCCAGCAGGTGCCCCATCAGCAGGTTTAGATGGGCTTTCACTGTCTCCTTGTTCGTTCGTTGCATTGTGTGTTGTGAGTGGTTGGTTGGTTTCGCGCAGCAGGGCAAACAGGTCGGAGGCTCGCAGGACACAGAGCCATTCCTTGCCGTTGCGCTTGTGCGCGACAATGGGCATCTTCGCCGATCCTGCGTCACGCTCGGCCTGCTCCATCCAGACGTATGGATTGCCAGCTTCAACGCGCTTGACCTCCCAGTGGATGCCTGGCAGAGACTCACAGATTACGTCAGGACTGTCGGCACCACCTGAGAACTGTTGTCCTCGTCGTGCGCTGAAGCCTTCGTTGCGCAACTGGTCGCGCCATTCTCGTTCGCCTCTTGCGCCTTTTGCTCTACTGTTGATTGGCATTTGCGGAAGATGGTTTCGTAGTTGTTTTCAAACTTGGCCAGGTTCACCGGCCTTGGTGTATCTCCTTTGCCTGCCATGTCAGTAGTCTTCTTCCAGGGGTTTCATCGTCGGCACCGGAATGAGGTCATCGCCAGTGCGGAAGCTGTCGAGAATGTTCTCGATGTTGTAGCCCATAGCGAAGGCTGCACTACGGCAAGCCTCAACGACTTCATCCAGATTGGCGTTGTCGCACAGGGTCACTTGCACCTTGGTTGAAGGCGGGTTTTCGAGTTGGAAGCTGATAATCATGTCAGTGCTTGGTAGAGTGCTTTAGAAACCTTGTCCCATTTGCTTTGCGGCGGTTCCTCCAGCCGCTTCTTAACGTCCAACTGGTGACGAAGGTCACGGACCTCGCGTTCCAGTTCCTCGATGCGTTGCAGGAATGCTGCTTTGTTCAGTTCTTCGATTTGCATAGTGTAGAGAGTAGAGGGTGATGCCGCTGAGTGCTATCTTAGCTATCCAGTCCCGCCTAGCACCGGGGACACAAGGCACAACTACCTGCTGGAAATCCCGGCGGCATCACCCAAAGGTTTTACCAGGGGATTTCGTCTTCGGGGTCGGATGACTTAGCGACCTTCTGCTCCTTGGCCTTGACGCTCATGGAAAAGAAACGCTTGCCGCCGTTGCTGGTTTTCTTCCAGGCACTCAGCCAGTATTCCTTGCCGTCAACATTGATGCTGCCGGTAAAGTCAGGATGCGTATCCTTCTCCTTCCTGTCGTTGTCGAAGAGACTGCCGCGATTCGTATTGTCGTATTCCTTGCTCATTTGGTTTTGTTCGGTTTGATTGACCGCTTCACTGCGCGGACAAAGTGTTCAGGTGTTAGTTTCAGGATGCCATCGGACCACTGATTTAGATGACGGCACAAGTCTGCGCAGGATTCGCCACGTAGGAACTGCGCCCCATTCTGCCATTCCGCCATTTCTTCGCGCATTAGCGGAGAATAAATAGGCTTTAGCGTCACAGGGTCAACAATTCCAGCGTGAATGCCCTTTACAGCGTCTTGCACCGCCGTCTTGATGACCTCGATGTATAGCCAGCACAGACGGTTTTCCAAGCCTTTTTCAGGGTCGGCAAAGAAGGACCAGTCTGAGATAGGCTGAGACATTAGAAGTCAATCGTTTCAGGTTCGGCCTTGCTCATCCAGCGTGGAAGATTCAGTTCCAACGGATGACTTGAGATACCAGACCAGTCGCCGGTTTCCATGCAGGTCTTGTAGGTAGCCAAGTCCTGCTGGTATTCCTTGCGACCCTGCTCAACCATGTCCTGCCCGACGATGTAAACGCAGGTCAGGTAAGGTGGCTTTTTCTCCTGGGCGATGAAAATGAAGGTTCCGTCGTCGCCAGTAATAGCCTTGATGCCGTCGAGGTAATATGCCGCCTGGACATGGTAACGGAAGTTCATCACTGACCGCAGGAATGCCGATGGGCTGGCATTGTCCGTCGTCTTATAATCGATGACAACTCCATCCCTTCGGATAGCATCCGGCCTGGCTCGGCATTGAACGTCCTGGGTCTTGTCAATCCAGTAGCAAGACGCCTCGATATGCTTAAGGTCGCGCAGGGTGTTGCGGCAAGCCTTGTCGCCGTAGAAAGCATTCTTCATGCCTTCCAGCTGCTTCGCCTCGTCCAGAGTGATGACAGTCCTGCCAGCAGCCTCACGCATGGCTTGTGCATACGTCTCCTTGCCCTCCTTGGTGCGACGGTCACAGGGCGGCAGGACGTAAACCTCGTCGAACTTGTCAGGCTCAAGGATGACGGTATGCGCCAAGGTGCCCCACCTCATTGCCGGTGACTGCTCCTCGGGGTTGTCCTTTCGGTGCAGGTAAAGCGCAGGGGCGTGGCGGATGAGGTCCAGCCCGTGCTTACTGATGCCTGCGCTATTGTGATAGGACGCAGCATCCATCTGTGGGATTAGTTCGTTCACGCTTCCACCTCCTTCGCTTCCAAGTAGGTCTTGATGCGGTTAAGTTCACCATCATCGCACTCGTCGAGATTGACTTTGTTCAGCTTCGCCAGCAGGCTTGGCACCAGTTTCTTCGCCAGCCTGTGCTGTCGGATGGCAGTCTTGAGGTCAACAGGTGCAGCCTCGGCAACAGGTGCCGGAGCTTCGCCAGCGGATAGCCATTTGGCGAGGCGTTCGCCGGTTTCTGCGGTGATGACCTCCGGCTTGCCGTCAAACAAGCGGGTGCGGTCCTTCTGAGCCTCTGCCATATGGGCTGCGTTGATGTTCCAGCAGACGGTGAACTCAAAGTCAATGCCGTCCCGCTGTTGCGGGTCCATGCCTGACTTCTGCACCTTTCCCTTCTCGTCCATGCTGTAACCCTGCTTTGCACGGACAGTGGCGATGATGTGAGACTTGCTTCGCATCATGGCTTGAATGAAGCGGTCGTGCCTTGGCGTCACCTTGGCCCAGTCTTGGAAGCGGTCGCCCATCTTGGTCTTGATGTCGAGGCATCCACCTGGGCCAGACCATTCGTGGGTGATTGAGTCAATGACAATGACCTCGTAACCGGCCTGCTCTGCGGCTTCGATGGCTTCAATGAACCGCTCCGGCGCATAGGGTGGCGACAGTTCCAGAACATCGAAGTCGAAGCGGTCAGCGTAAAGCGATGCGCTGCCAGCCTCAGTGTCAATGAAGGCAATTCGCTTGCCCAACTGAGCAGCGACGGTCAGAGCCGCAGTAGTCTTGCCAGAACCGCTGGCACCGGAGAATAGAAGCCTAGCCTTAGCTTGGCTTTTTGTTGCTTTCTTGAACATGTTGTTTTGCGTGTTGTGGTTTACATGAAGAATCCGGCCAGACCGACGCCAACGACGGTGAAGACGATGAGCGCCAGAACCGCATCCATGACCGCTTGGAAGCGGCGGAATGCTGCCAGTTTGCTTGCTCCCTGCTCGTAGTCGGCGGGAATTGTTTCCGAAACGTCCTGACGACGTTCCAGTTCACGACGGAATGCCGTCACGTTGTCGGTGATGCGGTCGGAGTTCCGACCAACTTTGGTGTTGCGTTTGCGTGTCATGTTGTGATGCCTTGTGTGAGGCAGCGCACTTCTAGAGCAGGCTTTTCAGACCGTCAAACACTTTTTTCACGCAATCACTCGATAGTGCGGAACGTGGTGGACAGCACCGTCGCTGCGGGTGACGCGGAACAGCTTCTTCTCGACGCGGCCTTTCTTGATGCCGTCGATCAACCTGGCTTGCGTTGCTGCTCGCTTCAGCCCCAGGATGAGTTGAAGCTCATGCACCGACTTCCATTCCTCACCGGGAGTCTCCTGTGGTGCAGGAGCATTGAGTGCTTTAAGCCAGTTCGAAACGTCGGAAGCTGGTGCAGAGGTGCCAGCCACCGTTGACTTTGCGTGCTTCTTGGACGGTGAAATCTCCGTTGTCCAGGAGCAGTCCGTAGAGGAATCCGGTTTCATGTCGTAGTGAGGATGTATGTCGTTTGTTGTATTCTTGATCAACGTCTAGGAGTCCGCCAGACGAGTATGCGGTTTTGCGTTCTGCAAAAGTTCCGAAGGTATGCGCATCGAATGCATGAATGTGACCAAACAGGCATGACCCATAGATCGCAGCGTGCTGTCGTGCAGCGTAGACACCGTGGTGGTATCCGTGCAGCATATTCAGACGACCGAAGCTGAAGACACCCTTGCGTTTGTGATAGGGTCGCCAGTCACAGTGTAACTTACGCAGTGTATTCTCCAAGTCACCGCATAGCTTGCGAGCGTAGTCTGCCTTCACTCCTGCTGTGCTGTTCTCTGCGAGTTCAAACAAGCGGTCGTCATGGTTACCCATCAGCAGGTGAGTCGGCTTCCATGAATGCAGGAAGTCATTACCAGCATTCCAGTCGTCCTGCATCGTTTCGCATTGCTCCTCGGCAGATGCTCCTCGACGCAAAGGTCGAAGGTCGAACAAGTCACCACCGAACACCTTATAGTCCGGCTTGAACTCCTTGGTGAAAGCCTTGAGAACCTGGACGACCTCGGCGTTCTGCCGATCCCCGTGCAAGTCAGTTGCGAAGATGAACTTCTTCATTCGTGCGGGAATTTAGGCAGGATTAATAATCGTCAAGTTACTTTTTCCCGGCTTTCTTCAGTGCGGCTTTCTGAGTAGCGTAAGCGATAGCGATAGCTTGCTTCTGAGGCTTGCCTCGCTTCATCTCGGTCTTGATGTTCTTGGAGAACGACTTGTCGGAGTATCCTTTGATTAGTGGCATGGCGGTGCGGGTTATTTGGTTGCGAGCTTCTTCGCGGCTTGCTCAGTGTCACGGATGCCCAGCAGGGTTCCGGTGACAGAGTAGACTCGGAACTTGCCGGAAGGTGACTTGATGATCCTGGTGCCGTTGCTGCCGTTCAGGATGGACGGGGAAGCGGTGTCTGGCTGGAAGAGCAGCATCGCTTGCTTGATTGGCGCGTGTTCTGTGTCGGTCTGGTTCAGACGATCCCAAACCTCATGGTGCAACAGGGTTTGCGCGAAGTCCTTGTACTCATCGGGGACAGTGATGCCAAGCTGAGTCAGACGATCTCTCTGATCCATCAGAACCTTCTTGGTCACCTTAACTCTTTCCCCATATACAAGATTTCCCATTCTGGAGTCAAAGGTTGGCAGATCGCCCCTTCCCAAGTGTCCAGCAAAAAACCCAACCTTGCCATGTTTAACACCCTTGATGTTTTTCGGAATAAAGTCAGCAAACTGCTCTGTGGGCATATTGTTGACCGCATCAATGATAGACTGAGCTTTTGGGAAAAACTCCTCGGCAGCATTCTTCAAATACTTCTTCAAGGTGTTGTGCAACCCAAATGGTCTGAACTTCTGCATCATGGCATCAGCAGCAGGTTCATTAAATTCTCCCCTCTCAGCAGAGTTGAGATACTCTTGTCCTTCTTTGGTTCCAAGCAGAGTTGCGAAAGCGTCTTCTGGACGAACATCTTCACCATCCTTGAACGGTGCATCAGGCCAAGCCTTTTTGATGCTTTGTGCAGGTATTTGTTTTCGGTTAATAGACGACACGGTGATGCCATAAGACTTCACAACATCACGAAGCGTAATCCCCTTGTCGCGCATCTGGCGCATAAAGGCACCAAACTTCTTTGCGCCCCCCTTAACCTCTCCACCACCAACCTCATTGGCAATGGTGTTGATGTCTCTAGAGGTTAGGCTAGAGGGTTGGAAGCGGAACTCAGAAGGCTGAAAATCAGCAGGAGGCTCAAAGTTTGGATTCTTAACAAAGACAGTGTTGCCAATCTGGAACGCTTCATCGCCAGAGAACACCTGCTTGTTGGTTCCCTTTTCGTAGTAGTATGAGTGACGGTCAGGGTTGAATCCAACCTGCGTCCAGTTCTCCAAGTCAGCAGGGATGCTTTGATCACCAGACCACTTGCCATCGATTTTGATAGCTGGGCCTTTATCCTTTTCCTGCTTTGCGATTGCTCTCGCAAATTGTTCCTTTTTCTCTGTGGTGCTGAACACAGGGTCGGTGTATCTAACTGATGGTAGATACAGTGTGCCGGATTTTCCACCCTTCTTGAATTCCGTTGTCGTGACTCCGATGCCTTTCATCTTGAAAGACGGAACGTCCTGTCGAGCAGTTATGGGAGTCCCAGGTTCTGGTGGTCCCATTTGGATGGTTTCTTCATGCGTCGTTCGTTGTCTAGAGTTGATCGTCTCAAGCACCTTTTCTTGAGATGGAAGGTTGAGGTTGTTGGGATCAATCTTCTTCGACTGGAAGTGTTCGTCGATTGCACGTGCAATGACATAGTCAGGAATGTCCTCTCCAGAGTCCTTTCGGATCAACAGGTCTTTGACGATGGGAGAATACGGTCTTGGGTTCACTTGACCCGGTTGCGGTGCAAGGACATCGGTGCTTTTCCAACCGTCATACTTCGCCATGATCTTGCGATACACGGCATCTTCAGCTTCCGGCTGGAACCTCACGTTGTAGCCTTCCTCGGCAACGTCGCGGAATAGACGCTTGCCAACGGGCTTGCCGTTGCGATCAAGGATGCGAATCAGGCCATCGTCGAAGATGACGTAGTTGTGGGTGCCTTCGCCAGTAAAACGACTGCCACCGTCGAGGTAACGGATGCCGGGAATGCCCATGGAAGCGAGCATTTCCGATTTGAATTTTGCACGAGATTGGTTTTCCCATTGCCCATACCATTCACCCCCAGTTTGCGTTTGAATCGCATCAAAGGCTTCTGTGTCATTGCCCAACCATTTTCGAAAAGCATCGCGCACCTTTTCACTCTGCTCGCTCAACGGCTTATCCCAGTCGAGCAACTGCTCTGGCAGGACGTTGAGTTGGACTCGGTAGAGGGAACCTGTACTTTCGGGTGTAGACTCAGAAATGAGCCGAAGAACCTCGTCAACATCAGCAACGTATTGCAGATTTCTTTCAGTAGAATAGCCCTGTTTTGCCCACGCACGCGCCTGTAATTGAGTAGACAGGAGATTTTGACGGAACTTGGACAAATCACCGATGCTGTTCCACGTAGCGCGTGCTTCCTGTAGAATCTTTCTGGCACCTGGGGTAGACGCTTTTTCATCAGCAAATGAACCATCGGCAAGGCGCAAACGAGTTCCCGCAAGTGTTTCTTGGTATCCACGCGCCACACCTTTATCCTCAGCAATGTAAAGCCCATATCCATAAGCCTGCGCTCCTTCACCAGTGCCAATCTTCTGCGTCATGAAGCGCATGAAGTTGTGCGGACTGCCATGCCATCCGTCAATGAACTTACGTTGTGCCATCCGCATTGCGCCAAGCTCATTCTTGGCAACGCCGATGAGTTCACCCTTGTCGTCATAGACACGGAACAGACTGCTGCCAGTCTTCTTGAGGATGCGGTATCCGTCAGGGTTGGTCATTGCCTCACCGTTGGGCAGAGTCTCGCGGGTGAATGCATCGGGTTGGAAACGGCGCACAATGTTCTCGTATGCGTTTTCCTTGACCATCTTCAAGCGTTCCGTGGTAGGACTCACTTCAGTCAGTCGCTCAATACGGAAGTCGCGGAAGGCACTGCCACCAACTCGGCGTTCTTTGCCTTGGCTAGTAAATAGAGTAAGGGGGTCAATGACCGGTTCATTGACGTAGCCTTTTTCTGCCAGTCGCTTTGGCAAGGTGACGTTCATCGACTCTGCAATCAGGTCGCGCTTAATCGCTCCAATCTTGGCATTGCCATTCCCAAGCAATTCGGCACTTGGAATAGGATTTTCAGTCGAAAGGTTCCTCATGCTGCGCCCAAAGTCATTCATGAAGCTATCCAAGTCCGTCCAGACTCCCTTGTATTTCGGGTTCTGAAGGATCTTCTGGGCGTTTGCTTTGACTCTGCTGATGTCAATGTATTCGACGTTGAAACCACCGGCAGAGTTGACGGTGATCGCAGTCGGATAAATCTCCTGGCGAGTCGGAGGACGCACCTTTGCCTTCATTGTTCCGGTTCTCTTGTCGAACTGATAAACCGGGTTGTTCACTGTGTTGAAGGTTGGCCCCTCATTGGCGATCATAGAGGCGAACAACTGGCGCATATTGGCAAGTTGCTGGTTGCCCATACCTCTGCTCTTCGCCACTGCCAGGAACTTCTCAAAGACGCTTTCGGGCGTTTGCGAGGTGATTTGAATGCGTGCGCCAGGTTGGTTTACATCGACAGGTTCTCCAACCTTGTTGGTCACCTTGACGGTCTGCCTTTCGTCATTCGTCAAAGTTTGGAACAACGCCTTTGCTTCATCGAAGTCGGCAGCAGTAACGGCTTTCTGTTCCTGCGGTGTCAGGATGCGAGGGTTGCCATTCTCATCGGTTCCAAGAACGTCACGGGTAGCTCCAAACGTAGCATTGGCAAAGATGAGCAACTCGCGGGGCTTGTTGGGAATGACAACTTGCTGCACCTTCTCAGTCTTGCCTGCAACCTGGCCTTTCTCACGTCCCATCTTGTTCGCAAAAGCACGCTTCAGAACATTGTCCAGTTGCGGAACACGAACAGGCTTGCCCTGCTCGTCAGTAAATGCAACCGTTGGGTCTTTGATGTTGCGATTGGCATACAACTTGTCGTTGATGGTGTTCAACAACCGATCATCAATCTGCTGCAACAGCTTGCGGTGCCAAAGTGGAAGTCGGTCAGGATTGAACACGCCGGGACGAGAACGACCCATAAACGCTTCAGCATACTCGGCAGTCATCTCGTCAATGACGAACGACCTAGCGTTATCCAGTGCTGCTTCGCTATATCCTGCTGGATTCTCCAAGACGGACTGCACTTCTAGTGCGTTTTTGTAGCCTTTGGGATTGTTCTTGTAGCGTTCTGCAAGTTCTGCTGCCTTCTTTGCAAACTCAGCGTCATCATACAGACCTGGTTTGATGATGTTGCCGTCTGCGTCACGGGTAGGAAGATAGACCTCACGCAAAGCTTTTTGCAGTTCAGCCTTCACGCCAACATTGAAAAGCTGATGGAAGACCTCATGGGAAACCGTCCCTTGAGTCATCCGGTCAGGGTTGATGGTGATGGTTCCACCGTTGGTGCCATCATAGGAGAACGAGTTGAAGACGTTCTTGCGCTGCGATGGCGGAACGACCTGCACGTTTGCTCCCATGGACTCAGCCAACCGTAGAGCATCGAGCATATCGGCAGCACGTTCTGGCCCAGCCAACTTGATAGCCTGATCCATGACCTCGGCATAGTCTGCCCTGGCCTTGTCGTCTGTGATGTCGTTAACAAAACTCTTGATGTCGCCAATGGCGTTGCGCTGAGAACGAGCAGTGGAACGTCCCGCAATTTCCCTTACGGCATCAATGGAGGCATCAAAACCACCACCAATGGCAGAGATGCCAATGCCTGCCCCAAATCCTGCTGCTGCTCCCTCTTCGCCATCCGTTGCGTAACCGATAGCGGCACCGATTGGTGCGCCAATCAATGCACGCTGTGATGCCTGTCGAACAGATTCCGAAGCGTATTGAACAAAAGGTTGCGTGAAAAGCACCTTCTCAGCAAGTTTCCGAGCTTCAGGGCTGATGTTGGTAGCCTGCGCCATCTTCTCAAAGATGCCTGTGCGAGATGGGCCGGTCTTGGCAACCTTCGCGGCGGCACCGATGAAGTCGGCAGTGCGGGAAACGCCTGCAAGGCCAGCACGGGCGACCTTGGGAACTACGCTTCCGACAACTGCGCCAGTAATGGCACCTTGCGTTCCACCTTCATTGTAACCGACTGCTGCACCGATTGCACCACGAACGCCTGCATCGCTCAAACCAAACTTGCCAGCCGTATCAATAACGGCTTTACCAAGGTCTGCGGCACCCTTTACAGTGCCAGCACCAAGTTGCACACCAGTCAGACCGGCTTTCTTTGCGCCTTCGCCAACCTTGGCGGCAAACGCTTCAGCGTTCTGGCGCATGGCAGCGGGAATGACAGACTCGCCACTCTCAATGGTTGCGGTAGCAGCAGCACCTGGAATGACTTTCGGAGTCGTCCCGGCGGCAGTAGAGATTGGTGCTTGTGCCGTCTTCTTGAAGATGGTTTTAACACCACTCTTTGCGATGTTCTTAGCCAAACCACCAAGTGTCAGTGCATCAAGATATGAAGCACCTCTGGCAACTTCCTCAACGGGTGCGCCTTTTATGAGGTTTTCTGACGCTTCTGCGAGGTCAAGGGATTCAAGTTCCTTGAGTCTTTCACGGTTAATCAGGTCGCGGTAATCGCTTTCATTGGCCAGCCCTTCTTCTTCGGAGGGAAGCGCAAAAGCCATGAAACCCGCACCGGGTTGCTGGGGCGCATCAACAAGCCTGGTGATTGGCTTTCCAACGAACTCACTCAACTCTGGGATGCGGTCGCTAGGCTTGACCAGTTTCTGAGCCAAGTTCACAAGGTCAACGGTTCCGGCACCAACGCCTCTGGCAGCGGACTCAAGAACGCCTTCACCGGCTTCAGTGACGGCAGATTTGACCCCTTTAACCACATCGCCAACAATGGTGCCGATTGCTTCACCAGAGATGCCAGCAAGCTCACCCCATGACAACTTCTTGTCGGCACGGTAGTTGTTGAGCTTTACATAGTCTTCATCAGGGATAGCGGCAATGAAGTCACGAACGTCAGCAACGCTGCCCATCTTGGACATATCATAGGCAACGTCCTCACCTGTGCGAGGAAACTCTGCTGCAATGAAATCATAGATTTCCTCCTGAGTCGCATCATCAGGAAATTCAAGAGTTTGATTGCGAGACTCAATGAAGACTTGTTTAGGCATATTATTGCTGGGGAATCAACCGATTGGTTTTCGGGTCACGAAAAACACGGGTGGTACCTGGGCTTGAGATTCGCTCAGGTTCAGCGGGCGCAGTTGGACTTGGTGCCATCTGTGGCGCAGAGGGTTGCGTTTGCTGGTCTTCAGATACGCCAAAATACTGCAAGCCAAGTTGTGCTTTGTGCCTCGCGTAATCGTAGCGATTGCGAAGTTCTTGAAGTGCCTGCCTGAGGTCTTTTTCCTTCAAGTATTGGTCAACACGACCCATGGCCTGTTCGGCTTTTTGCCCTTCAATGTTGGAAATACCGGAGGCTCCTCGCAGCGACTCGTAAGCGTTGAGGAAGTTCTGCCCTTTAATCTGGTTAATCATGCCAGCAATGGCGCGGGCATCGGTTGCAGGTAGGAGAGCAAAGTAAGCATTTGCACCAATACCTTCTTTTAGTCGAGGGTCGGCAAGAAGTTGGTCAATGATGCGAACACCTTCATCGAACTGATTTAATCCGGTTTGAAGTTTACTAACACGCTCAAACTGTTTATCCATAGCGTCCTTCTCGGCTTGGGTGAGTTCCATTTCAGCTTTCTTAACAGCAAGCTGACGTTGTTGTTTTTCAGGCTCAGAAGGAAGAATAACAGGTGTTTTCAACACTCCACCGGCAGCAATGCGATTGCCGTCAATTTCAATGACGCGAGGGTCTTGCTGAATTTCGGGTGGTTCTCCGTAGATGTTCCCAATGTCCTCCATCGCTGCCTGCCTTGCTCTCTCCATGTTGCCGGTCTTCACAAGGACATCCATGCCACCAACCATATTGGCGATCTCGTTGAACCTCTGCTGCACAAGGTTGAAGTATTCCTGACGATCCCGTGAGGGTTGAAGTCCCTGATACTGTTGAATAGCCTGCGGAGGTGGTGCCGGTGCCTGCACTTGAAGTTGTGTGGCATTCGGGTTGTATTGAGCAAGGATGTCTGGACTAACCTGGAGCGGTTGTTCAGCAAATGACTGCTGAAGCAAATCTTGAGCGTACCTGTCAAGACGGGGTGATGGAAAGAGGTCTGCCATACTGTGTATTGCTTATCGGTTCAGCATTTGAATGGTTCCATTGTTGCCAAGTCCACCAAGAAGTTCCCCTGGGACAGTCATTCCACCAAAATAGTACTGGCTGGCACTTGGCGCGGAGTAACTCGGTTGAGAAGTTGGCATTGGCGCGGCTTGAGGAAGGGATGGTTGGTTTCTAGCCCCGATCATGTTGGCAACACCTTGAGACGCACGTTGCAGGGCAAGGTTTTGAGCGGCAAGATTCATCGCTTGCTTCTGACGTTGCAGGTTGAAAAGACCCATCTGGTTTTGCTGCGCTGCCATTACATCCTCGTTGAACTGTTGAACCTGTGGCCCACTCATGGTGTCGATTGACTTGTATCGCTCAACCAAGGTCGGATCCATCTGCTGTCCGGTAGCCTGAGAAACCTGCTCGTATTGAGACATCATGGTAGGCGCAGAGGCTTTGCCTTGCTGTGCCATTTGCTTGCCTTCATAGAACTTGTTGATGCCACCAGCAATCGCACCACCAACGGACTGAATGGCTTGAGCATAGTTTCGGCCAGGAGCAGTAGCTTGCTCCATCCAACCAGAAGGCATTGCGTTGTATCCTCCACGATATGATCCAAAAGGTGACTGCATAGTATTAGTCTTTCATGTATGTTAGCCTCTCCTGCGCTGCCCAAGGCACAAGGTGAGCGATGTTTTCAACGGTCATGCCTAGCTTTGGGCATGGTACAAATTTAGACGCAGTTTCTCGTCTATCAAGGCACCTAGTGCAGGCATGAACATAATCCACGTTGTGCAGCTTGTCTTTGCGTTCCTGCCAGCCGGTTTCGACCTTCTCGTAACGTCCCTCGTCATAGGGGACGTTGTTGCCCTCAAGATAGTCCCATATCTCGGAATGAGTCCAGTCTCGCAGGGGGAACAGCATGGTGCCTTGACCAGGAACGATCCTAGCCTCGATGCGAGTCCCGGCATCACCTCCAAGGATCGGGTCAGAGTCGCAACCTTTGTGACCGATCCAGAGTGCTTGGAATTGCGGCATTTCCAGCAACGCTTGCTTTGGCCGGTTGAGAATGTCCAGAGCGCAGACCCAAGGAGCGTTTGCAGCAGGTTCAACAATGCCTGTCGGACAGGTTAACTTGGTGCCGTTCACCTGGTAGACGTTCTGCACCTCAAACTCGTTGTCGGTCTGCTGAAAAGCGGACTCCTGCGGATGCCATGTGTGGACGAGTAGCTTCCATTCACGAATGATGCGGTCATGGAACTCGTACTTCCAAGGTTGCCAAGGTTCGCGGAAGAAGATGACAGGCAGGTTGATGCCCATGCTACGCATGATGTGCAGCAACGCCATGCTGTCTTTTCCGCCAGACCAGCAAACTAGTCCGTTCGGAAAGTGCTTGAAGCCGTCAGCGATTAGCTGTCGGGTCTTTTCGAGCTTGGTCATCAGATAAGGGCGGCACCAACCAAACCAACCGCGCCAGCACCGGCACCAATCATGGCACTACGGTTGGCGGCACCTGCTGCGCTAGAAGCCGCTTGGCTTTGGCTACGCTGGCCGGAAATATCCATTGCCATCTGACTTTCTGGGTTGAAGAAGCGTCCAGAGGTCAATCCCTGAGCGCCACCGGCAAGACCCATCAGATTTTGCAGGCTTCCGCCGCCCATCATGGTGTTGTAATACTGCGGCATTCCAGAAGACTCAAGTTGCGCGGCAGTCTGTCCAGCAAACTGGCGACGCTGCTGCAACCGTTCCTGCCCAAGCCCATACTGGTTCAGGATTTCGGAACCAATCGCCCGGTTGGTCAGGCCAAGACCACGACCAGCGAAAGCGGCTCGGGTTGCCTGCTGCGATTGGCGCTGTTCCTCGGGAGTCAGGGAAGCACCGGCAGCAAGTTCCTGCTCGGCCTGCTGCTGCAAGCCAGAAAGCAAGCCCTGAGTGCCTGCGGCTTGGCGATAGGTCTGGACGTATTGCGGTGCAAACTGTCCAAGTTGGCGGGTTTCCTCGGCGCGCAGGGCGGCAGTATCCTGGGCTTCAAGCTGGCGATATTCAGGCGCAAGCTGTTGCAGGATGCCAAGATAGCCAGGTTGCCCCTCGGCGCCGAAAAGAGCGCCACCAAGCTGTTGCAGGTTCAGGGCAGTGAACTGCGGTTGATATTGTCGCTCAAGAGACAGAAGACGCGGTGCAATGCGTTCTTGTGCCCGCAGAGCGGACTGCATTTGTGCGCCGTAGGAAGGGACTTTTGGAGCGTCAGGAGTGGATGAACCCATGGATTTTGGAGGCTAGGAGTTTGGATGGATACGCATGGAATTGCTGCTTACCATGGCGCTGGAATACTACGTGCTCAAGAGGAAATGGAAACCGCTTGTGGAAGTCTGCCATGTCACCGGCAGCAAGGTGAATGAACCAAGCGTTCCAGGTGTCTGTTTCGGTGAAGATGTCTTTACCATCCCAGAACACAGGGCGGAACAGCAGGAACGAAAGCGGCGACGACCAGACAAAACCTTCCTTGACGTAATTGGCAAGAAGTTCCTCAAAGGTTGCCCCATCGGAGAACCTAGAGAACCACTTTGCAGCTTTTTGCCAGGGAAGCATGGTTAGATGTTGCCGAAGACCGAAAGCGTCAACTGCCCTTCGTTTTCGGCTCCGTTAGTGTAAGCCGGAGTGATTTTGACGCCGAAGTTGTTGACAGTCTTGTTGAGCGAACCAAGTCCAGTATCGTTAATAATGCCAGCAACGCAAACGTAGGTGCCAGCAGTCGAAGCGGCTTGGTTGATAAAGCCAATCTGCGGAGCGTAGTTCACGCTCGTAAACGGCACCGAGAAGTTGACGTTGACGATGTTGCTGCCAGCGGACTCCTTGAAAGCAGATGAGATGCCAAAGCCGTTGACGGTCAGGGCATACCACTGCGTTGCAACACTAGAAAGCGCAGTCGTGGCAACCGTCTGGACATTGAACGTATTAGCATCAGGAACAGCTTTGATGTCATACCAGCCATCCGCAACACCGTTGTCGAGATAAATCACATCTCCAACCTTCAAGCCATGGCTAGACTTGGTAACGGTTGCGGTCGTGCTGCCTCCAGTGCGGGAAACAGTCGCTGCAACCGTGGTGGTGTCGGCAGTCTTCGTCGAGATGCAAGCCCAGGCTTTTGGCAGGCAGGCGGCAACGACCTTGAGCTTGTTGGAGTCGGAAGCGTCCTGAATCAGAACCTTGTCGCCATAGGCATCGGAAACGGAGGTCAGCGAAACAGTCGGAGTGCCTTGAATAGTGCCAGCAAGGGTGCCGTTCAGCGTCACCGTATCGGCGTTGTCGCTTCCAAGGGTCACGTTGGCATTGGCAGTCACGTTGCCATTGAACGTGGCAGCAGCACCGAAGGAAGGAGTAGCATTGACGGTCAGGGTGTCACTAGAGTTGCTTCCAATCGTCGTGTTTCCGTCCACGGTAGCGTTGCCAGTCACCGTGGCATTGGTCGTCACCGTCAGTGAGGCAACCGTGGTGTCGGGCATGTTGCTGGCGATATTGGCAAGAGTCACCTTCTTAACAGCACCGCCATCAATGTCATTGACAAGGAACTCGTCACCAGTGACCGGAGTCGTCAAAGCCGTTTGCAGGCCGATGAAATCCGGCAGCGGCGAAGCTCCAGTGACATGGTTGTTGAGGTCAGAAGCGGTAAGCGTCTGTCCAGTGGTGAAGGGCGAAACGCCTGATTGAAGTCTAGCCATGGTTATTCTACGGAAGTGAGGTTTCTGCCGGAAACAGTAGCGTCAAGAGAGTAGGAACGCAAGACCGGCCTTCCTGCGTTGCTTTGAATGAGAACGTCCATGGCATAACCTCGGCGTCCGATACGGGTGCGCACCGTCTTGTCTTCATCTGCCTGAGAAGCAAAGCGGATAAGCTCAACCGCGGCATCAGGGTTGGTCATCACGGCAGAAATGGTAACGTCGTCGCCCTGGTTCAGTACAAAGTCCGACTGCAAGCCACTGAACCGCTTTTCATCGAACGTTTTGAAGTTGTAGCGGCGGCTAAGAATCTGCCCGTCCATCGGTGCGCTAGAAGTGCCTTCCGTGAACACGGCAGAGGTTGCGGGCGTCGTTGAACCAAGCTGTGCAGTTCCAAGGACAGGCGTTCCGGTGCCATCGTTAATAGCATCAATGTCTTCTTCCTCTAGTAGGAAGTAGTTGTTCAGAGCGACCGCATACATGCGCTTGCTGTTCTGATACAGTGCCTGCATCAGGTTCTTGGGCTGCATCTGGGTCGGATAGGTGTCCATGGACTCCCAAGCCTGATTGAGCAACGAATAGACCAGAATGGCGTTGTTGCCAGTGGCACCGTCCATCGGCACCGCCAAGTAGTAGCGGTTATTCCAGAACAAGCCGCAGGAACCGCTGGAAGTATTGGCATTGATGCGGTTCACCAAGTCGGAAATCGGTTCAGAAAGCGGTCGCTGGTCGCCAATCAGCTTCAGGTCCAGGGTGTGCGAAAGCTGATAGACGCCACGGTCTGACAGGAAGAACACCTGTTGGCCGGCAAGCTGAATCGAGCGACGAGCAGAGCAGCCAAACTGAGCGGTTAGAGTCTGAATGAAGCTATTCGAATCAATCCCCCTATCAATAGAAGCAGCAATAGCGGGAGGAGGAATGTAAGCATAGTAAATGCTATTGCGCTGGAAAATCAGGAACTTGTCTTCCTGGAACGGCGTAAAGCCAACGATGTAATCGTTCGCACCAGTGTTGATGCGGAACTGGTCAAGCGTTACATCAAAGACGTTCGGTTCGTAGTAGTTGGACGCTGCAATTTCGTCCCTGCCAACGCAAAGGACAATGCGACCTTGGAAATACATCCCAAAGTCAGCAGGCGGCATACAAACGTCGTCACCGCCTTCAAGGTAAGGATACTGCGTTGCAGTAGCCTGAGGAACCACGCTAACGGTGCTGCCGTCCCAGACCAGCGGTGCCTTGGCTTCAATGACCGTAAAAGTCGTGTGACTCTTGTTTGCTGAAGCGGTGGTTGTGTACGTTAGCTCATCAGAAGCTGGAACAGTTTGAACAAAATAGCTTCCAGAGAGGTCGTCGTGACCTGGCACGTAAACAATAATCTCGTCACCAACGCTGTAACCGTGGGCAGTTCCCTGGAAGTCAAGCGTCACCGTTGTTCCAGTCCTGCTTACTGCGCTGCCATGAGTAACGGTGATTGAGGCATTGCGACTGTAACCGCGCAGAATGTAAACCTTGTCAGCAGCCTGAAAAGCGTCACAAGGGTCGCCAGCGTCAATGTCGCGCACATAGGTCGTTGCGCTGATTGTCTCGCTCGGAAATGCGTATTTGGACGAGGTGTTGCCCGTGCTGGTGTTGTAGGTGTAAAGACCGTCAGCAGCAACAAGAACAAGGTATTCTGTCCCAGCAGTGTCGAGAAACGTGCAGCTAGTGCGGAAATCAACGCTGTTCGTCACAAGGCTTGGCAACGTCAAATCCTTGCAGCCAGAACGAACGGCAGCGTTGCCCCTATCCATGCGGATATTCTTGGCAAACTGGACAAAGCCAGGCTGAATGTTGACAGGGTTATCCCGGCTTGCCATACCGACAAAGCCAGAGTCACCGTCCGTCTGGTAAGGCGTGTTCGGCATAGGCTAAGGTTCCACCTTTCCAAGGGCAATCAAGCGGTGGCTTGGAAGTGCATAGCGTCACGACCCCAAAAAGCACCGGCAGCAAGCCAGCCCTCCTTGGCAAAGGCTTCCATGACTTCCAGCGGCATCGTTGCTTTAACCGGCCAAGCGGTGTGATTCCCGTTCGTTCCTGGCATCAGGTCAATGGCGGCACCTCTGGCGTGCAGGCTGGGCAGGGAACCACCTCGCATCGTCCGGTTGTTGAAAACTCCGGCGTATTCTTTCAACACCTCGGGATTGGTCTTTGCGACTTCTTCCAGCACCCTGCGGAGGCTTTCGGCAACCTTGCCATGGCAACGGATATGCGACACAGGCGCGCCGTCGTAGCGCAATCCCAGGCCAAAGACGGGCAGTTTGACCAGTTGCGACTCGTCACCGGCAGCACCGTAGAATGCGGTGAGGCTTTTCTGGTCGGTCTTCGGCCATGGGTTCGGCTTGGGCATCAGTGCTCGCAAATGACGCTGGCAAGCGGCAATGGACTTCGGACCCCAGAACCCGTCAGGCTCGGTGCCAATGCGTTCCTGAATGCGCTTGATGCCGTATTGCGTCACTTCTTCGGAGTGATAACGACAAGGGCAACACCGGCAGCAGCCTGAACGAGTTCACCGACCACGCTGGCGACCTCTGGAGGCAGCGGAACACCAAAAGCAGTGAGGATGGTGGCAATGCCAAACCAGGTGGACTTCTCACGGAGTTTGGAGAGGATGAGTTTCATACGTTTGGATGGTCGGAACAGCGGGTAGTAGTTCGGTCGCTTCACTTCTGAGCGGTGACTTCAACAGCCTTCAGTACTTCGTATTCCTGCTTCAATTGCTCGCCTTTGAGCTTGGCGGAAAGGCCAAGGGTGATGACGGCGGCGGTGTCGAGTCCAGTCTTTTCCAGCAGCCACTTGTCAGTAGAGGCGCAGGAAGTCAGACACAGGACGGCAAAAAGCATGGAGACGTTTTTCATGGAGATAGAATGCGGATTCTTACTTGATGGCTTATTTTTTAACCATACCGCGCAGAGCCTCTAAGATCATGGCTGTTCTTTCATCCAGCCTACTCAGGACCACGCTTTGCTGTTTGTCTGAGTCCTTTAGTTCAACAATTTCTCGCTGTGCAGTCTCAATGGCAGACGCTTTTGCGCTGGCAAGCCAGGTGATGTAACCGGCAGTACCAACTGAAGAAACGACCACAGAAAGCCAAGCGCTGTTGAACTTAACAAGGTTGCTCATTGAATTAGGCTGGCGTTAGATGGTGAGTGTTGAGTATGTGAGAACGCTTCCAGTCTTGTTGGTTAGTGTTCCTGAAATGCCTGTTTCAACCTTGCCTTGAAGTTGGAATGTTCCTGCGTTTGAACCATTCCTGACAACGCCAGCGACACGCGCAGGACGGTCTGATGTGCTTCCGCTTGCATTGACCACAATGCTACCAAAAGCGGTGGCAACACCATTGCTCTCGGCGGAAGCTGTGTTTGCAGAGAAACCTTGAAGGTTAACACGGGTCGGGGATGCTGGACCAGATGTGCCAATATCCATTCCGGTTGCCGTCGCTGTCGTCGTGTAAACAATGAAACACTCAATCAGATACGACGTATTCGCAGCCATCGAAAACGAGAGTCCGGTAATGTCCTGGAGGGTGCTGTTGTTGGTCGTCGTCCAATCGCTCGAAAGTTCTACGGCACTCGCACCAGAACCGCCGCTTGGCGTAGCATAGGTCAAATCGCCACTGCTGTTGATTCCATTAACAAACTGCCCTGCGCTTCCGGCATTGCGCTTTACGCCACCCAGTGTTGTGGTGCCAGGTGCAGGCAATCTGGCAGCATCAAGGGTGCCAGCAGTGATTGCGCTTGCGTCGTGGGTATGGTCGCCGGTTGCAACCGTTCCAGCCGTTGTGCCGGTGTTGAGCGTTGCAGAGTCGCCAAGAGCAAGAGCAGAACGCAAGTCAGCTTGGTCGCTGGCCTGCATCATGGTATCAACAGCAGATGAAACGGTAAGGTCAGGCATTACGGTCGGAAGTAGCTGGAAGTGCCATCAGGACGCAGGAAAAGCGATGTTCCGTCAGGGCGGTAGAAAGTGGAAGCTCCAGGAGGTGGTGGAGGTTCTTCAGCGGCAATGTAATCCGCTCCAAAGCCAGGTGCAAGAGCCAGAGAGAACAGGTTCATTGCGCAAGAAGTTCAGCAAACTCTCCAGAGTCGATCTTGGCCTGAATGATCGCTTCAGCTTCCTCAGTCGTCCAGTCCTCGTTGTAGGTAGCACCTTCACCAAGGACAAAACCCTTGCCGGTGAGCGGCGGGAAGATAGCAAACAGACGCTTGCTTTGCGTATTGTCGAAGTAGACAGGAAACACTTCCTTAAAGGTCAGGTTCCCTTTCTTGATGGGCGGGTTCAGGATCATGGGTAAGGTGCGCTTGGTGTGGTTCCACTCAGGAGTTCTTCTGTCGAGTCAGCATATCCTGCTTTACGCGACTTGATCGAGCAAGTCCATGCTTCATCTGGCGGAAGTTGAACGCCTTGACTAATAACACCAAAGGGAATGTTGAACGTCAATGTTCCAGAGTTCGCGCCGACCAAAACCATGTAATAGTTATCAGGCTCAGGGCCGGACGATGGTGCATCCCATGTAAATGTCACCAGGTAGTCTGGATTCAGATATGAGTCTGAATAAGCGAACGAAGTAGGCGGCATAAGACCAGGCAGCAAACCGCCGCCTTGTATTATGCTACCCAACACCAAAGATATGAACAGATCGTTCATCGCATTTTGTATGCACGCACCCTGCCAGAGGACAGAGTGAAGGCAGTGATGCCAAGACCATTGTAAAGGATGGTGCCAGCGGGAATGGAAAAACTGGTCATAGCGTCGCCAGAAGCACCGTTTTCCGTGAATGTGGAGAAGGTCGCAGCTTCAAGCACCTGGATGGCGTAGAACTTGCCAGTGACGGCAGTGTTTCCGGTTTCGACGACGACACCAAGAGCGGCACCGGTATGACCTGAGATTTGGACGTTTTGATTCATTGGTTAATAGGTGTTAATCATGTTCATGCGGCGAACCTGCCCTTCAGCACGAAGAACCCGGTCAATTTGCAGCATCTTGACGTTTTCAGCCTCGGCTTCAGCCATGGCGGCATTGTCAATCTGTCCTTCCGTGCGGAGGTAGTCAGAAAACACCGCCTTGGTCACGTAGTCACCGCAGAAATACGGAATCTTGACGATGGACCAACTGCCAGGCGTTGAGCTTGGCGACTGTCCCTGAGTCGTCGTCGTGGTGCAGGTGTAGAAGTTGCCAGCAGAAGCGGCAGTGGTGGACGGCAGATAGCTGCCAGTGCCGGTGCCAGTGTCGAAGTAGATTTGTGCCCCGACTCCATAGGTCGCGGTTGCACTGTAAGGCTCACCAAAGAGGTCTGGCTTGGGCTGGCGATATTCCACCCAGACCGGCGTTGTGCCGTCCATCACAATGATGCGGCGATTCGTGCCGTCGTCGTCCAGATAGTAAGCGACCGGAACGGCGCGAGCGGTCACTTTTGGATTGAGCGAATAGACTTGCAGAATGTCACCCATGCTGCTCGTCAGGTTGATGTAGTCCACACCTTCAGCGTCGGTCGCCGGTGTCATCTCAGCAACCCGCACAATATCCGGCCAGGGTTCCTGTTCCCAGATATGGGCAATGCGCTGCGAAGCGAAGTCACGGACCATACGGAACGTGCTGTCCTGAATTGCGCTGCGGTCAAGACCGCAAAGCGTCACTGCGCGATAGAGAATGTCACTGAAGTTGATGGTTCTCACGCGAAGACTTTACGATACTTTACGTTGCGAGTCGAGGACGGTTCTGAGGTAAATCCAAACTGCATCTTGGTCCCTTTAGAGTTCACCTTGCAGTAAGGGTTGGCCTTTTCGTATTGGTCAAGGAAGCCCTTGTCCTTCCAGCAGCCATAGCCAAGACGCTGGCCCCAGTAATGGTAGGAATCGGCATCCACACGCATCCGCAGACGACCAATGCCGTCGAGGCTGCGGTGTTCAAGTTGGTTGACCTTGCCAACCTGCTGCGACTGCGCCTCTGCCATTACTTTCTGAAAGTTCCATCCAGTCTTGAACTCCTTCAACAAGTCGCTGTGAAGTTCTTCGGGAATGTTTTCAATCATAGAGTAATGGCAGAGGGGTGTTGCAGTGCTGCGGCGCTAAGCCGCTAGCGGTTAGGACGCGGCGGCGAACTTACCAAGTCCAAGCGGATTTTTGCAGACCAACCCCGCGACGCATCGCACGAGACGGGCAGGACCGCCACCAGCGTCGGGAAGTTCCATCACCTCAGGCAGACTGGTGTAACGGAGTTCCAGAAGCTCCATGTCGAGGACATAGCCACGGAAGGCGTTCGGTGTGAAAAGGCTCGGATGCAGCTTCAGGCGGCCAAAGTCACCTTCAAAGATGTCAACACTGGCAACATAAGCGTCACTGTTGGCATCGCGGTTGAAGGTGCGGATGGCAGTCGCGCCAGCAACAAGAGTGCTGGAGCTAGACGAGGTGGTCGAAAGACTGGTGGTGAACAGCAGGTTACTGAAAGCACGCTTGAGGGTCGTGCCGACAACGCAGTCATATTCCTTGAAGGAACCAGTCTGACCATAAATCGAGGTCAGAACCCCCTGGACATCGCTTTCAGTGAAGGAAGCGGTAGCCGTGGTGTTGATGCTACCGGTTGGGGTGCGGTAGTTGGAATCAACCGGAAGAACGCTCTGCGCTCCGTTTTTAATCCACTCGCCAAGACCACGGGTGAGGTAACCAACAGTCGGAGAAGTGCCGGAAGTCTGGGCTTGAGCATCATTGTCAGAACTGATGGTCAGCTCAATATCCCTTTTTGTCACCTTGATACCCTTGGCGACCATGCCTGCCAGTTCATCGCGCAGACCAGCAACCACCGAAACGTCCACCGAAAGAGGCGAAACGCGGATAGCACGCTGGAAAACCTGGATGTAGTTCTGGATGACGGCACGACCTTCATTCAGGTTGGAATAAGCCGAAATATCAACACCATCAACCGCGCCAGTGGACTGAGCAGCAGGCATGTTGTCGGCCTGCCACTGAAGCAGGGTGTTGCCGGGCTTGTTGCCCTTGGGAATCATCGAGGCAATAGGGGTATCCTTTGCATCAACGAGCGAGATGTAATCGGCAAGGTCTTCGCGCTTGCCAACCTGGTTGCGTTCAAAAAGTGCAGGCATGGTAGTTTAGTCTTTCTTTGTTTGGGATTGGTTAAATGAACTTCTCGGCAATCAGCGCCTTGAGGTTCGATTCATTGGGTCGTTTTCGGAAACTTTCGTCCACGAATTTGGATTTGGCAGTTTTGGAGGTAACGGAAGCGGGTGCAGAAGTGCTTTTCGGTGTCGCAGGTGCCTTCTTCACAGGTTGCGCCGGTTTCTTGCCCTTGCTTTCCCGAATCTTGCGCCCTTCAATCATGTCTCCAATGGAGAGTTTGAAGTCAGGGAACTTTTGAATCTCTGGGAATGCTCGGACTAGTTCGTTTGCAAACTGGTATTCAGGACTTTGCCGCTGTTTCCAGAAGGGATAGGTCTTTTCCGCTTCGGCATCAAACTGCTTGCGAACTGCAACGTACTGAAGTTGGGCGGGAAGGTATTCTTCCAGGGCATCAATAGCGTTCAGACGAATCTTCCGCACTTCTTCGGCGGAATACTCAACCTCCTGACCATCGTTGCCCCTGATAACAGCACCGTCAGCGTTTTCCTCGGCCCACCTGCGGACTTGTCGAGCGTTCTTGATTTCATCCTGAATTTCCTTGTCCGATTGGAGTTGGAAATACGGGTTGAGGTCTTTGCCGACCGGAACCACCTGCTTTTCAGCCGGTCCAGCCGTTTCAAGCTCTTTCAGTCGTTCAGTAAGCTCATCAATCTGCTGTTCGGCTTCCTTGCGTTTGGCAATTAGCTTGTCAATGCGCTTCTGGACGCCTTTGGGCAGACCTTTGGAACTCTGCTCGGCTTCCTCATCCGTCTCCTTTTCCTCGTCCGCTTCTTCAGCTTCCTCGGTTTCGGTTTCAGATTCGGTTTCAGATTCCGTATCCTCGGCTTCCTGCTCGGCGTCTTCCGCTTCGCTTTCTTCCTCGGTTTCGGTTTCTGTCTCAGTCTCAGCCTGAGTTGGCTGCTTTTCTTCATCAGCGAAAAGGGACTGGCGCAAAAGCCCGGTCAACTGTTCAGTGTCAATCGGCTTGGTGGGCATCGTGATTTTGGAAGGTTCACTAACCGTTGGGGTATTTTCGGGCATGGGTCAGAAGGTTTAAAGACCGTTCAGAGGTCAAGGGGCATGGTTTGTGAAACCAAGAAACTAAAGAATGCTAACGGCTCGGTTAACTCGGTCAAGGGTTAAACTTGGCTTCATTGCCAGCCCGTTCGGAATACTCCTGAATCACTGCACGCAGGTCAATGAGTGCGGCGACCTGTCCAGCGTAATGCGCTCGGGTTTCGCCAGTGCTGGCAATATCCAGCAGGTTGGCTAGGGCGTTGTTGTGTTCGCTCTGGATGACGGCGTTCAGGGCTTCCCAGAAGGCTTGTGGACCTTTGGCGAAGGTGAATGCTTCGATTACGTCTTTTTCGTTCATGCCTGCGGGGTCATCTGTTCGCTAACCGGGGTAACGCCAAGCCGTCCAATGGTGGCGTTCTGCTGTTGCTGGATGCTCATTTGAAGGTTCTGGACGTAGTTCTGAAGCAACGTCTGGAACACCGGGTCGCCCTGTGCGGCCTGCTGCGCCTTCGGGTTCTTGCTCAGAACGTCCTGGGCATATTGCAGTCGGGCCTGAGCGGTTGGGTCGTTCTCACGGTAAAGCGGTTCATTGCCCAGCATCATCATGCCGATGTCGGTTTGCACCTCACGGAACATCTTTTCCGATGCGGCAGACTGGTCAACGATGAGGTCACGCGCAGACTCCGGCGCAACCGCTTCGATAATCATCTGGATGAGCTTGTTCCGGTTCAACACGCCACCGGCATCGAGCGGCACCACGAACTGCGAGATGGCTTGCAGCTTCTTGGCAACAAGGTCGTTGTCGAGGGTCTGGATGTTGAAGCGGATAAGGAAGTCGAAGTTTCCGGCAATGTCGGTGACGTTCTGGTTTAGCGGAACGCCTGTTACGCGGACAATCTCCTCCTGCGGCATGTATTGCAGGCACAGGCTGAACATCTGCGAGTAGATGCGGCCCCAGGTAGCAAGCCAGCGGTTCACAAGCTGCTGCTGCATCAACTGCGACTTGATAGGCACCACCGTTGCCCGGTTCAGGCCAAAGTAGTTGGCGTGATTGTTTTCAACCCGCTCAATGAGATTGAAAGCGGTCGTTGGTGCCCGTCCTGGGGCTTCCAGCCATGAGTAGTCATCTGGACGGGTGACGGGAAGCTGAACACCTGGGCCAATCTTGTTGATTTGGCCAATGCGCTTCACGACCTTCATGGGCGGCAGCGTCTCGAAAGCCGTCCGGTCGCGGATGCTGTCATGCTGCGCCTTGATTTCGTCCTGGTCGGTCATGGCAATCTCAGGGATGCCACGGCTTTCGGTGATGGGGCGGCGGACGACCTCGCGGCGGAACTCCACAAACGGGTAGTCGCCGTGAGCGTAGTCGAGCAGTTCGTGCTTGGCGTAAAGCCCTTCCTCAACCAGAGGACTGAACACCGTGCAGTAGATGCCAGCAACGCCGTCAGGGCCAATCTGGCGGGCGTAGGCATAGACAATCTCAATCAGGTTGTCTTGGCGAACGATAGGAGCGGCGCCAAGGGTGGTGATGGTGTCCATCGGGTCGGAATACCAAGACTGCTTGCCAGCCGTGTTTGCAGCTTGGTCAACAAAAGCCTCGTCCCAGCCGTCGTCCTTAACGTGCGACCGAAGCTCAACCTCGTTCATGTAAACGCGGCGGAATATGACGCGGGCGTTTTGCAGGTCAATCGTCTCAGGCGGGAAGGCAACCTCATCGAAGGGCTTCAGTGCCGTCACCATCGGCAGGTTGCGGCGAACGTAGGTTTCTTCAATCTTGCCAACGCCAGTTTCGCGCAGTTCGTTGACGAGCTTTTTAGCATCCTTGACGCTATACTGCGGAATTGCGGCGGTGATAAGCTGCGCTGCAAGGTCTGCACTCTCCTTGTTGGCAATGAGATTCGGCAGGTCTGCAAGCGAGGAATCCGGCATCTGCTGGGCAATAGCGGCAACCTCGTCCATGGTGATGGACTGGAAGCGGGTGCCAAGTTGCTGGTCCCAGCCGACATGGTAAACCGTCCAGCCGTAGTGCAGGCCATACTGTGCGCCAAGCTCGGCCTCACGGGCAATGTCAGCACGCAGCTTCTGCTGGGTAATCCAGTTCATTAGCGTATTGGCACCGGAAGCCGCCGCCATGTCGTTGAAGTCGGTAGGTGAGACATTCAACTGACTGCGCTCAAAACTGGTCGTCAGTAGGCATGAAAGCTCGTTGATGGTGGCATCAACCAGACGGTTGCGAACGTCAGAAGCACCTTCAAACGGGAAAGCCTGGCGGTTGTTCGGCAGGTTCTCTGAGTGCTTTTTACCATCATCGGACTGCCCCGACCAGCGGCAAAAGCGAATATCATCAGAGTTGGAAAGCCGTTCAAGGTCTGCCGTGGTGTAAAGGCACCGGGTAAGCTCGCTGGAAAGCTCATTAACGTCTGGCGTTTCAGAGTAGAAAGTCAGCTTGTCGCCGTTCGTGTTGTTCTTGTAGTCCATTAGTAGCTCCCGATTTGGCCTTGAGGTTGGTAACTGGTGATCGTTTCGTCTGCCGGGTTCATCACGGCAAGGTAGCGGAGAACGTCAACCGGGTCTTTGGTTGCGCCCTTGTCGCCGTCTGCGCCTGTCCATTCGCGCAGAGAGTAAATGAGGTTGCGGCAGTTCTCACTGATGTAAAGTTTAGGCTCATTATGGAGGGCAAGCAAGGGTTGGTCCTTGTCCCAGGCCAGCCAGTCGTTGATAATGCTGATTCCTTCCTCAACCCGCAGACCGGCAGCAGGCGTGAACCACATCGGGTCGGGGTCTTCCTGCAAAAGGTCAATGAGAGAGGTGCCGCCGTCCCTTCCGATAGCCTGAGTGCCACCGGCTCGGGGGTCAATAAACCTTTCTGCGATGGTTTCGCGGCCTTCTAGCTCCCGAATCAGGGCTTTGTAGTCGGCAATGCCTCGGCCTGCGCCGTTTCGCTGCGCTGTGCCTGCTTTTCCGTCCGATTTATCGCTGGGAATCGCCCATTCACCGTAGGAAATGTCAGGCCATTCGCGGTAAATGAACCTTCTGCCGTATTCGTCCACCCTGAGCCACAGCATGAACCAGTTTCTTGCTCCGGCAGGGTCAACCGCCATGTAATTCGTGCCGTTTTCGGGGATTTTGTCGTGTGGAATCACGTTCCAGTCACCGAAACGCGGGAATTGTGACCCGGCAAGGCTTTCAGCATAGCCGTAAGCACGAATTTTGACCTCGTAGCCCGTTCTTCCGTGCAGTGCTCGCTGGATTTCGGTGAATGGCGAGTATTGATTAAGCTCCGAATGGAACCACATCACCCTGCCGTTGGGCTTGTGGCACCTGGCAACGTGCGGCATGGCGCCTTTGTCGCCGCCAGGGACGTTGATATGGTCGGCAAGTAGGCTCGCAGGCTTCCAATCGGTGATGGACGCCCCTGCCATGTATTCCTTGACCACGCTCGTATAGCCTGAAATCGGCGTGAAGGTCAGCACCATCTTACCTCGTCGGCTTGCCAGACGGTATCGGAGCGTCTTTAGCCAGTCGTTGTTCACTTCTTCGTCGATCCAGAGGAAGTCGATCTCACCACCTTCGATGACCTTGATGTCCTGCGATTGGTTGAGGAACCAGCACTGGCTGCGGTTGGGCAGAACGAAGGTGTTTTCGCTAAAGCCGTTCTTCTGCGTGAAGCTGACGTTGGTGATTTTGGTCTTCTTGGCGGTCTTGAACTCGGCAGGCAGATACTTGTAAACAAGCGGTTGCTGCATCTGAACGCTGCTCATGTTCGTAGTGTGGACACACCAGACCCGTTTATCGGGATTCCGGCTCAACACCTGGGCGACACGCTTTGCAGCGTATTCAGACTTGCCCGCTCGGTTGCCCCCTAGGATGACCAGTTCATTGACCTCGGGGTCAGAAAGCAGGTTGTCGGCGGTCTTCCAGTGGTCAGGCTCATAGCCGTGCCGATAAGGGTCCATCCGCTCGGCTAGAATCTTGTCTTCGCGCAGTTGCAGGCGGCGGACGACCTCATCCATGCCAACCTTTTTGACGAGTGCGGCAATCGTCTCCGGTGAAGGAGCAACTAGGATAGGGTGCGGAGTCGGGCGATACTGCCCAAGGTTCTCCTTGGTTACTTCAAGCTGGAACATGGAGGTTTAAGACCTCAATCCTTAAGCCAAGTAAAACAAAAGCGCAACAGCCCATTTAGTCTTATCGGCCCAATAGGCAGCCGACATTTTGCCTTTCTTGATATTCTCGGAATGGCGAGCTTTGAAGGACTCACGGCGATTCTTGTCCGCCTCGCTTTCGCCCTTCTTGTAGGGAGAGCCGGAAACACCTTGCTGCCCGAAACGGATGGTCTTCACCTTATCGCCCTGCTTGGCAACGACGACATGGCTTTTGGTGGGATGGCTCGGCGTGCGCTTCGGCTTGTTGTAGCCGGTCACACCGACCCTGGCGAGGCGGGGGTCAGTCTTCACGCTGGAAACAAGAAGCGGAAAGTTTGTCAATCAAGGCTTCAGCGAAGTCGTCAGCCTTGCCGAAGTCGCTCAGGTGGTCAACGAACAGCGGGAAGTTGTCGTCCAGGAACGTGGACAGGCATTCCAGTTCCTCGGCGGTCAGGCGGTTCAGGTCATTCGCTTTCATCGGTGAAAAAACATATTCATCCTTGCTTGACGAGCAAGAGGGAGCATGGTAAGGCAACAATAAGGTTTGCGTCGTGATGGGCGTAATCTGCCCTCAGCAAACTGCTCAGAGGCCGGCGTTTCCATCACAGCGCCGGCCTCTTTGTTTGGGTATTCCTCGCCCAGCAGAAGTCAGTAGCGTCCCTGAGCGGGCAACGCGGGCTGGCGGAGGATTCGGCGCACGATGGACCAGCGAATCAGTCGTGCAAAAGGCGCATCTGCAAAGATGGGTTGCGCTCCCTGCCATTTGACCCGGCTTTACTGAGCCAGCCGACCGGGAAGGCAGTGAGACTTGCGACGGGACTCCCGATTCCTATACGGAAGTGGAGCTTGGAGCATGGCAGTTTCCTGCAAAGGGATTGCTATGCTCTGAAACAGCCCTCAAGCCTACCGGAAGCACAGCTACTGCACCTCGTCTTCTCGCTCTTGTCGCCGTCTAGCGGCGTTCTTGTCTGCATCCATGACACAGACCCAGATGACCCAGAAACAGAAGATGTTTAGCAGGATTTCCATGGCTAAAGGTGCCTGCGAAGCTCATCACCGTCAACCGCAACCTTGTCGTCCGTCTTGTGCAGTCTGACGCACCATTCGCCATTCCAGCCGTCTTGGTCAGCGCCAGGGTGCAAAGGCTCCAAAACGGCACCAGATTGCAGCAGAAGGGGGCGTTGAGCGTCCCAAGTCACCGCGGCGACCGGGTGACGCAGCTTCATTGCTCCTGGGAGTCCGTAGGGCATTCAATCGGCTCAATATCCGGCACCGGCTCAACCTTGCGACTGCACTCAGGACAGACGGCAGTGCCATCGTCCATGATGTCCATAAAATCACCGCAGCACTCTGGCGGTTCCGGCATTTCAGGTGGTTCATCCCATCTCATAACTTCAATGAAGCGTTTTCCAGCTTGGTTTCAAGCGATTTTACCAACATGATTCGCGCATTCTTTCCGGTGGCCTCGCAGAATGACTTGCGCCACTGCTTTGTGCCTTCACGTTCGACGGTCTTGCCGCAGTGTTTGCAGCGGTAGAGGCTGGTGACGGGCTTCATTTGCGCTTGTGCTTCTTGATGACCTTCCCAACCTCATGCGCAGCTACGCGGTAGGTTCCAGCCATGTAGCCGCAGGCAAGCTGCCAAGGCGTGACCTGATGCGGTCGTGCGCCATCTGGCACTTGGCCCTGTTTCGTGTAGATGCGAGCTTCCTTGGCGAAGGACTCGCGCAGGGCTTCAAGGTCGGTTAGGATACAGTCGGGCATTGTAGTTTCACTGGCGAGTGAATCGTGGCTGCTCAACGCAACATTGCACTTTTTGAAAGGTAATGCCTACCGCTGCGAG